AGCCGCGTCAGATTTATCGAGGAACCGGTATAACGAGGCGAAAGAGGCGAAGACTGAAGTTAGGCGCGTACGCAGAGACTTGGTCACGATTTCGCGCAAACAAAAAGCGCGAGAAGAGGCATCCAAAGCGGGTTATTGGTCCGGTGGCGCTGCTGTATGTGTCGCGCTTTTCTACGAGATTTGCAAGGCGACGAACCAGTGGCCTGGTGGTAGGCAGTACGAGTCAGTTTGGACCCATGAGGCGATGGTATCGGCGCTAACGTTTTTAACGACAGCACTATTTGCGGCGGCGTATAAATCAATGCACCCCGAAAGCAAACAATAATGGACCCTGGAACAGATCCTGTATCGATGCTGGTTACCGGCGGCGGCGGTTTAGGCGGCGGCGCTATCGGCGGTTACCTGCTCTCGCGTGTGTTAAGCAACGGCAAGGGCAACGACAACGCCGACCTTAAAAACGAATTAGCCGGTATCGGCCACAAATTAGACAACACCAACGAGCTACTTAACGAGCTACTACGCAGTCAGGCCCGATTAGAGGGCATCCTAGCCAACAAATAAGGAGACGAGATGGCAGACCGTTTAAACGACCGCATCGAAGAGATGGCAGCAAACCAGCAAGAAGCGGCCCAGCAGCTACAAGCGGCCCAGCAGCAGGTAGCAGAGCTTACGGCGCTACTACAGCGTCAGACGGGCGCTCTGACGGCCCTACGGCAGCTACAGGACGACGAGGCTGCGGCCAGCAACGGCGTAGCGGCAGCAGAGGAACTGGAGGCGATCACAGGATGAAGATACTAAAGCAGATTGGCGAGAAGGTAGCCAGCCGCAAGCTGGCTGTGACGGCGGTGGTCGGTGCTGCTGCCGCTACCGGCGCAGTCGAGTTGACCTGGCCGATGGCAGCAGTGGCGATAGCGTATGTCGTCAGTCAGGCGGTAGTAGACGCACGGACGCACTAAAAAAAATTGTTGGCGTATTAATTAGATTTTCCGTATAATCGGAGCAGAACAAAAAAATGGGTGCGAATAGCGCAAACTATTCACACCCTGAGAATCGAACCATACAAGGGTGGTTGTTTCTCAATATTTAATTTAATGTAGTAAAAATTAAAATTAAACACAACCACCCTGCCGTCGTTAGCCAGACGCAGGGTTTTTTTGTGTCTACTGCTAACGGCATCGACTAGCGGTGGATTGCGTAGCCTGCTCCAGCGCCGCTAGTGGCAGTGTCGCTACTGGAGGGCGTGGTAAGCGACGACCTAGCCGAAAGCAGGAGAGGTGCCACACATGGGCTTGGTGCCAGAGTCCTTAAGCAGCCTGCGTAGTCTAGCGCGGCACCTGCGCTGGATCGCCTTGACCGAGCGACTCGTCCGAATTGGCGATGGCAAAGCGGTTAACGCGCACGGCTAGCTCGATGGTCCTAACTACTGGATTGTCGGGGCTAGAATCGCCGTGCCTATTCACTCACGATCTGAACCGATTGGCGGTGGCGTTATCGATGGTATGCGGAGCTAGACGCCGCAAGAAGCGAGCGCAGCGAGTCCTGGAGGCCCGATTCTGGTACGTGGTTGCGCCGAAGTACTTGTACAGTGCTAGCCTCGTTTAGCTTAGAAATCGGTAGGGCAATGTACAACTTTTCTGGATTTCGGGTTTTCTGGCTTTCCATTTTTCTGTTTTTCTAAGGAGGCTTTTAATGGCTTTGATCATATCGTGCGTCGCTCAGAAAGGCGGCGTGGGCAAATCGACGTTAGCGCGGCTGATAGCGCGTGAGTACGCCGCTAACGAGTGGCAGGTCAAGATTGCGGATATGGATCTGCAACAAGGCACCAGCTACAGTTGGCACCAGCGGAGGCTGCAAGCAGGTATAACGCCGGTGTTGTCCGTTGAGCAGTTTAATAGCGTCGAAAGTGCGTTGAGGGCGGCTCAAGCTGTCGATCTGCTCGTCTTCGATGGCGCTCCAGCCGCTGATCGCCAGACGCGTGAGATCGCCGCACAGAGCGATCTGGTCATCATCCCAACGTCGCTATCGCTCGATGACCTGGAGCCTACCGTGCGTCTGGCCCATGCGCTCCGGCAGCACTGCGACGCCAGGCGCTTGTGCTTGAGCCTTTGTCGCGTCGGCAACTCAAAACCGGAGCTAAACGAAGCCATCGAGTATCTGAATGAGACGCCCTACCACCTGCTGGCAGGACACCTGCTGGAAAAAACAGGGTATCGCAGGGCTTTTGACGCTGGCCGAGCAGCAACAGAAACGACGTTTTACAGTCTCAATGAAAAAGCTGATCAACTCGCTCAGTCTATCGTTGATCGCATCGAGGGTTCATATTCGGAGGTGGCAAATGGCTAAGGCGCAAAAGCCCAAAAAAGGGGTGCCGCCAGGAGATGCGTTTCCTAGCTTGAAAGAGACGCGTCAGCCCAGCGCAGATTATGTGGGGTTAAATTTTAAAGTAACTAAGGAGTTCGCTAAAAGCTTTAAACAGGCGGCTCTGTTAGAAGATATGAAGCTGAATGAGTATCTCAGGCATCTGTTTTACCAAGCAGAAAACCAGAAAGACAAAAAGCCAGAAATACAGACAAGCGCATAATATATAATATGTAACCAAGAGAAAACATCTGTCAGGATGTTATCTTATTGGTTCCTCCTGGCGCAACGGCAGCACGACGAGCCGGTAGGCGTCCGACAGTTGAATCCGGCGACGGTATTTTCCAGTGCCAGGCGTCAGGTAGCCCTTATACCGGAGTTCGCGCAGGACTCCGGTGACTGAGTTGGTCGACGTGTAGCCTAGTTGAGCCATCAGGTCGTGGTACGTCGGCGTCACTCTATGCTGTTCGATGTGGCTGATGATAGCGTCCATTAGGCGGCGTTGGCTCTTAGTGAGCGGTGGTAGGTTCATCTAAAGTCCTATCGGGTGTCGGTAGTCGTGTCGGCGGCGGCGGTGTAACCAGACGTATGCGGCAGCGACGAGAGCCACTGCCGGTATTGCCCAGGCGATAAATCGACCCACGGTGCATCCTCACTTTTCAGATCGCAGATGGAGAGCGCATTAACGGCATCGCGCTCGACGGTGTATAAGACGATGACCATTGGCACTCGTAATGCCTGGGCTAATCGGCGCAGCTTACGACCGCTAAACTGATGCCAGATTCGGCTGGCGACAGCCTCTTTGACATCGTCGTCGATCTGGCCGGTCGTAGCGGCTGTAAGCTCGAGCACGGCGATGGGTAGCCCGTCACGATACTCGATCTGGTCGACGTCGTGTACTGCTCCGTGATCCCAGGTGTAGCGCCAGGCTTTGTAAGGCGCTGCTTTGTCGTTCCAGCCATGTCGTCGTTCTCTCATTACTTTCTCTTAGCGGCTGCGCGACGACTTAATCGCCGCTTGTTGTCTGTTTCGTTCTCAATCTCGCTTATGATGCTTCTTATCAGCGCCTGGTCGTGCGCCATCACCTCGAGCACTTCGTAGTGCAGACGGCCTATGGTGCGCCGTATACGCGATCTGACGCGCTCTGGATCGAGGTCCAGCAGCAGGTGGTAGCAGGTGTCAGTCGTCAAGAACTGATACGCTATCACAGCACGTCGCAGGTGATGGTCACGCTCGTTGTAAAAGCGCGTGTCGTGCGCCGCTTCCAAACGCTTTTCTAAGTCGCGCCAGGCGTCATCGAGGACACCAGCCGCCAGCGCCGCATACGGGTCTGTTACGTTTCGACGCCAGGTGATGTTGCGCTTCTTCTCACCCAAAGAGTTGCCCTTGGTCAGCCATTACGTCTGCGACGACGCGTGTTGCTGCGTCGTCCCACGCCGACCAGGTCTGATCCTGCTGGTTGTATTGAAACCCCGTCCTCATCAGCATCTTGTAGGTCGCTGGCGGTAGCTGCGCTGGTGGCCTGGCTTTGATCGTCAGCCTCTTCGCCGCTTCCGTGGGGTTTTCTTTGCGCTGCTGGTGGTCGTCGTTCTGGCGTTTGAGCCAGCGCACCTCCTCCTCGATTAGCTGGAGCAGCAGTCGGACCTCCGGCGAGGTAGTCGACCCACCCGTATTCAGCCAAGCGGCCAGGCACGACGTCGCCCACTCCAGCGTCCGTGAGCTTGTTAAACTGCTCTTTTCGATCTTGTGTTTTGAGACTAGCCTCGCTAATAACATCTCTGTCGTGTACTGCTCTGATACGCTGTCGGGCATTCTTTACCATGTTTTCCAGTAGTTCACCGGCGCAGTGAAACGACGCACCGTCGGGTAGGTAGTAGGTATAGACCGCAAACTTGCGCTTACGGGTATGGAGCAGGTCATGCTCGTTGGCCGCGCCAAAGCTGTAGCCGTACTTGAGGTCGAGGTAGAGCGTGTGCTTTGAAAACCTCTCCAGGTCAAGCCCGTCGATCAGATCGATAGCCTCTTTGAGTGTGTTGGCAGTGTTCATTTTTTACCCTCTTAATCGTCGCTTAAGTAGCTTAACGGCACCGTAATTTTGCAGCGTCGAGGCTTCTTCATCGTTTTGTACCGGCAGTACTCGTCTGGCCCCACCGGTAACGATCCGTTCCGTTTGTGGATCGTCGCCCACTCATGTACGATCTTAGGATGGCGACTGTCGGTCAGATGAAAGCGATGACTATAGGGGGCTTCATGCAAGCCAAAGAAGATTGGTAGAGATTCGTACGCCATCAGTCGCTGCTTTCTGCGCGCCAGCCGACGACGTGCCAGGTGCCGTCGTCTTTTTCTTCTGGTCGCCGGAAATGGGTGGAGTAGCCCTGCGGAGGATAGTTAGCCATGTAGAATTTGATTTTCAGCTTGATGGCTTCCTTGGTGTCGGCCTCAAGTCTGACGGCTATCATTTTTCCACCGGCGTGGTGATCGCTACGCTGTCGTCGCCGGTGATCACCTCAGTGCCGTCGACGATCTCACCGTTTTTTTCCAGCGCGGCGAGGATAGCTTTTTTGTCGGGTGTGCGCGTGACTTGTTCGCGCAGGTATTCGGCTGGTACGAGCGCCTCGTCGACGATCTGTACCTTGCGCCGCCCTTTAACTACTCTGACCTTGCCGTTGATCAGGTTTACCGTCTTAGCGCCGATAGCTTTGATCCAGGCACTCAGGCTGGACTCATGCCAGGTGCATCGCCGCAGCACCCTGGCCGTCTCCTGCTCTTCCCAGCGTGAAATCTTCTCTATCTCAGCCTGGGCGTGTTCTTGTATCTCATCGAGGCGCTGACGATGATACGTCAGCGCACGCAGGTGGTCCTCTGCGCGGCTCTCGCCGTCGATCTGCTCTACCTCGACTTCCTGTATCTCGTCGTCGTCCACCTGGCCGTAGGCGGTCTGCCAGGCGCTCGTCATATCGCTCATGTCCATCTCCTATACCACGGTTTCTTCGTAGCGGTTTGCTTGACTAGTATCATCGCAGATGCTCTTGCGATGGCAGGTAGCGCAGCGCATCCGGTACACGAGCAGGAACGCTCGTACACTGGCCTGGATAGTCACGTTGCCGTTCAAAGAGGTTCGTCTTCTCGTAGATCCTGCATTCGGCATCGGCGGCTTTGTTTTCCAGGTCGCGTATCCAGGCGCGAGGCGGCTTAAATTCGGGTGTCTGCGACGATGAACTGGCACCGCCCAGCACCAGCCAGTCGAACATCTCCAAGCTTTTAAACTCCAGTGGCTCAAGTAGAGGTTCGCAGGATAGCCACTTGACCGGAGCTTCGATATGCTCAAACGCTTTCTCTGCCGCAGCGATCCGCGCCTGGGTGTCTACGGAGGTGCCGACCCAGGCGTTGTCAGGAAACGCAAACTGGGCCATGCGGCTGGGAAACTTGGTCAGAAAGAGGAAGTTCCACTCCGGTGCTGCGGCGACGACGGTAAGGACAGCTTCGATCCATTCGGTCGGCACCCACTTGCCAAAAAGGTCGGCCATAGAGCAGGTGAAGACGTTCTTCTCGCCGATGTGTTTTTCGGCGGCGGCAGGCACCTGCATATTCTGCGGTGCGGTGAGGCGGTCGGGGTAGAAGACCGGCGCAAAGCGGTCGCCTGGCAGGTAGTCATAGAAGCGGTTGGCGATGTCGCGTGCGTAGCAGTAGGGGCAGTTGTGCTTACAGCCGGTAACGGGGTTCCATGTCCATAGCGCCCACTCGACATTGTCGTTGGTGCGATTGTACTTGTGATCGCTGTTGGTAGGCGTTAGCGCCGCCCAACGCTCTAATTCAGCGAGGTCCGACCAGGCATCGAGGGTGATGTAGTTTATCTCTGGCGGTGCCTTGTCGGGTGCTGGCGGCAAAGCCTCACGGGCGGCCTTATAACCGGCGTGTACCGACTTCTCCAGTTGTTCGCGCACCGCCTGCGCTGCGTCCTCATCGCCCTGCTCCTCCAGCGTGTCGATGGCGGCGACAGCTTTAGTGGCCTTTTCTATCTGCCGACCGCTCTGGCCCAACTGCTGACCGGCGTGATCACGAGCTTTACCTTGTGGAAAATTTTCCACAAGGTTGGGCGTAAGATCATGTCGAGTGCCTGCTCGTCTCTTTGCTCGTTCTCTCTCGATGTCGAGTAGCAACTGGGCTTCGCGGCCTAACTGCTCGTTGGTCTTCTGGCGCTGACGATTGGCTTCGACGAGCGCCTCCTGAATCTTTAACTCGTCATCGGATTGAAAGATGTGTACCGGCACCGTCGGCATCGCCAACCGCTGGGCGGCGTGCCAGCGGCGGTGGCCGCTGATGATGCGGTAGTCGCGGGTGATCAGCAGGGGCGTCAGCAAGCCCTTCTCGTCGATGCTGGCGACCAGTTCATCACTAGCCTGGTCAGCGTAGATGCGCTCGTTGTCAGGATGGGGCCGCAGCTTCTCTACGGGGCAATTAATCGTCTCCATGCAGTGTCCTTTTTAAGGTAGTACCAGTTTTAATTGCTCGTATTGCTGTCGTTCATTTTCGGTGTAGTTCAGTCGGTGTAAAATGCATTGTCCTGTTGCGCTGCTGACTCGATGAAACCCTTCACTTTCGTACGTTGGATAATTCAGCCAGTTGCTACCCAGCAAAAAAGACCATTGGTGCTGACCGTGAGGTTCACGTATGATCCATTGGTCTTTGTCGATATTGGATAACTCGTCGATCAACGTAGGCGTGGAACCGTTCTGCGCGGCACGCTTGCGTTTGAGGTTAGTGGCCGATAAGTAGATGAGTAGGTCGATGCGCTTGTAGTGCGAGGCGAAAGCGGCCAGCAGGTTAAAAGGGGGTGCTACGCCACTGGGGTCAGCATACAGCAACCCATACTTTTTTCGGCGTCGCGGTAAGTTGAAAAAAGTGGGTAGAGTGTCGGTGTGATCACCAGAAATGGCTTGCATTTGGCTGTTGTCGAGGGGGTTGTCGCAGAGGCACTGTTCAAGCGCAGCATGGTTAACCTTCTCGCGTTCGAGAAAGTAACCGGCAAAGCGCGTTGTCGGATGTTTGGCCGCTAACGCATGGAAGATCAGCGGACTGCCAACCGCACCCGTTGGGTCGTGGCCGCATCCAGCATTTATGTCGAAATAGTGGTAGATAGGATCGATCCAATCGCGGTTTTTAGGTTTGGCGGCGATGCTGCAAAAAAGACGATGATGCAGGGCCAGCAACTGCTCAAAATGCGTTTGCTTTTGGGGCGTGTGTTCGCCGTATCCTATGCCGTTTAGTTTACCCATCGCGCTATGCAGTAACCTGCGGCACCAGCCGCACTACGACGCGTGGCAGGTCTTTATCGACGTGGAAGCGATCTTGGAATCCGACGATCCATCGCTGGCTGTCGTCCGGCAGCACACCGGCTTTGACCAGCCCGTCCAGTACGAACTTAGACCCGATACGTAGGTTGTCTGGATCGCGCCGTCGGTTTTTAGAATACCAATCGAACTCGACAACGACGGGCAGCTGCACCGGCGCTATCGCTTCAGCCCGACAAAGCCAAGCGGTCCGCTCAGTCCAGCGGCGTTTTTCTTTGGCATACGCCTGATAGTGACCCTTCATCGCGTTGATGAGGGTGTTGAGGTCGGGCATAATGCCCTCGATGACTAACTCCTGGGGCGACGACGGGGCGAAAGCTCCTCCTTTGGGGTTAGACGCCGCCGCCCCAGGCAGATCAGAAGGGCAGGTCATCGTCGGGTGTCGCTGGAGGGGGTTCGGGCGCTGGGGCCGGAGCGGCCTTTTCCTCTAAGAGAGTGATGTCGATCATTTTGTTCGCCTCGATGAAAAGCGAGGTCGCTAAATCTTGAACGTCTTGGGGTCCGGCTTTTTTCTCAATCGTGTAGCCCAGGTCGACGTATATCTTCTCCGATTGCGCCATCATTCTCTTCGCGCACGCTGCTATCGCCTGGACTACCAGCAGGGCGTCCTCACGCGACTCAGGAGCGGCCATGACGGCCTTTTGGGTCGTAGCACCCGTCACTGCGCCGTTGGACTCTGACGGCGTCTCAGCGACGTCTACAAGCGGTCGCTCACTGCCGTCAGGGTTGGTAACAGACCAGCGTGTCTGTTCCTTGTTGTTGTCGTCGTAGGTGACGACCTTCGTGATCATCAGGGTCGTCGTCGGTCCTACGCCGCGCCGCTGTAGCTCACGATGAGCAGCGGCTGTAGCAAACCAAGTATGCCGCACATCGTCAACGTCGACGTTGTACTTGTAGGAGTCGCCCCAATCCTCATTCTTGGAGGGTATATGCTTTGCATCGCCATACTGGAAATAGACCACCACCGGTATGTTTGGATTGAATTGCAGCTTGGGGGGGTATTGCGTCGCCTCAGTCATCGCCAGACCTCCTGCCACAGCGTCGGCACGATCTGGTAGGCCAGGTAGGTAGCGGCCAGCGTCAGGAACCAGGCGGCGCAGCGGTCGCCTTTGCTACGCGGTTCGGCCTGGCGCAGATGTTTGGTGAGATTGGTCGGGCGAGGATTGCCGTGGAAGTCGTAATCGACTGCACGACGCTTCACATCTCTTCGCTTGCTTACTGCCATGCTGTTCAGTATATTGAAAAACACAGAAGCCTCTCTTTCTTAGACGATAGGGGTGGATTCTGGTGATCGATTTCGATCAAGCCATCGCAGCGGTTGCAGCCGCTACGGTGGCTTTTTTTATTGCGCTTCGTTGCTGTTTATGACCCTGATAGCCCTCTTCCTAATTTTCGGTTTGTTGGTTGATGTATTAAAAACGTAGTCACGCTCTAGCTTAATTATTTCCAATGTTTGCAACGATCGGGTCTGCATCGCGTGGACTTGACCGGCGTGTTGGCGCTGGTCGTCTGGCCGCATCGCAAACGTAGTTTTAGTGAGCAACAGGATAGTGCGACCGCCATACAAATACGCGGACATCGGCACTAGCGACACCGAGGTGTATAGCCGACGTTCTTTCTCATTTTCTCGTAGTTCCTCGCGCATAGTAAGTTTTCGCGTGTCTTGCTGGTCATGCGAAAAAAGATACTGAAGTGTATAATCTTCAGTAACATACTCGCTTATAGCCTTTCCAGCGTCGGGTCCGACGTAGAGCAGCGCAAGGAACCCGTGCAGCATCGTATCGACATCGTAGTGGCCCGTCAGGGGGGCGTATAGCTCTGTGTCGACGTCAATCAGATTCGCCAGCGTCATGTTCAGCGCAGCGGCAATCTGACTCATGTGCGCTAGGTTCAGATTCTTGAGTTCGCCTTTGCAGATCCGGTGGATATTCGGTCGGCTCAAACCGCAGGCGCTGGCAAACGATTCGACCGTGTGGCCCTGGCGGCTGATTAGACCGCGTACGCGCTGGCCGATCTGCTCAGATAGGGTGCTGCCGTTGGTTAACATGGGGTAAATTTTACGCTCGACAGCGACCACCGTCAACAATTAAAAAGACCGTAATTACGGTTTTTTCTGACACTAACCGCTGGCTAATCCAGCAGTGTTTTGCCTAAGAGTCCTATAAAGTTAGACTTATCTAAATATCGTCGTGACAAAACAACCGAAAATTCTGACACGATAATCGTGTTCAGTTTTTGCCATCTGCATACTGTCCAAGTGTTCACCACTAACTAACTATACATTATAACAGCGATTCGTGCAATCGGTTAATCGAATCTGGTTAAGCTCCGCGCTAGAAAAGTACTAGCGCACAAAAAAAGCGACCGCAGCGAGTCGTTCTCGCCGCAGCCGCTATCCACTAACCCTCGACTAGGAGGATTAGTCTGAATGTAGCATTTCCACCGCCGGACGCAACGCCAAAAGCACCTGCGCCAATCGCCTCGCCGGCCCAGGCACTTGGATCTCGCCTCTTTCCCAGCGGCCTACGGTGATGAGTGTGACGCCCATCGTCGAGGCGAACTGCGTCTGCGTCTGGCCCAGGTGCTGCCGCAGACGCCTGATGGCGTCGCCGTTCATCTCGTCAAGCTTGTCGTTGTCGAGCTTCATTATGCGTCCTCCTCTTGGTTTGGGTTAGTGGATGCGGCGACGCTATCTATGTTGATGTAATCCGTCGCGTTGTCCTCAAGCCGGTTCCGGTCGTCGTAATACCTCATCGTCGTCTTGAGGTCGGCATGGCGCAGATGACCCTGCACCTGTTGTGGCCTGGCACCGCCCTCCATCGCCATCGTAGCGCACGTATGCCGAAAGGAGTGGGCGGTGATGGATACACCGGCGCGGTCGCCGTAGTAGACGGCCAGGTCGCGCACGGTGGCCTCGCGTAAGCGACCGCCGTAGTTGTTGTGGTTGATGCTGGTGTAGATGTAATCGCTTTCGATGCCAGCCTCGGTAGCCGCCTCGCGCCAGACCTCGATAGCTTCGACGACGACCGGCGCAAGTTTTACGTGCTGAATGACGCCGCTCTTGGTCGCTGGCAATAGCGCGACGCTGTGTCCAGCTTCGATAATCAGATCGGACCAGCGCAGTCCAGCCGCCTCGCCGCGTCTCAAACCGGTAAAGAGCAGCGTCAACAACAGCGCGTGATCACGCCGCCCCTTGAGTGCATTGCGATGGTTCTTAGCGTCTGCCAGCATCCGATCAATCGCATCGGAATCAATCGCCTTGCCGATGGCGACGCTATCGACCTTGAATCCTTTGACAACCGCCGGATCGGCTGGGCTGACATCGACGATCCGCAGCGCGATCAACCGCCGGAAAAAAGCTCTAATCGACGTCAGCTTTCGGTTAATCGTCGTCGGTTTACGACCGGCAGCGACGAGGTCGTTGCGATAGGTTTCGACGTCCTCGATGGTGACCGACTGCGCCTGGTCGACGGTGACGATAGCGGTGCCGAAAAACTCAGCCAGGTCGCTGGCGTAGGCCGTCCTCGTCGCTGGCCTCGTCTGAGCAGAGAGGAACGGCGCGACCAGGTCAGCCGCTGGATGGGGTAGGGTAGCGAGAGTCATTCGGCACCGTCCTTTCCAAGCTCTGCGACGCATTCGGCGCGGAGGTCGTCGACGAGGCTATCCAGTTCAGCCTCGTATTGGGTATGGATGGCCGACCGCAGCGACGGGTTCACCTCGCGCTGGTAGCTGCGGTAGAGCGTTTGGATGCTGACCAAGTCGGCTAAGATCTCCTGTTTATTCATTGTTAGCCCTCCACCGTCGCGTTATCAGCTCGGCGCAGTTCGTCGCGCAAATATTCGCAAAACCCGACTGCGCCGGTGATGGTGCAGCCTTCGCCGGTCGCGTAATCAACCATCGCAGCGGCAATCGTCTCTATATCGTCGTCGTCGCTATCGGCGGTGAGGCCGTACTCGTCGCAAGGGTCGATGCCCTGCATCCAGTCCTCGACTGCCATGACGCCATGCGAGTCGGTCAAGCGGTCGGCGCACATCCGTTCGACGTCACCCCCAAAGTCACCCGCGTCGGGGTCTTTTTCCAGCACCGCAGCAACCTCGTCTAACAGCGTATTAATCTCATCCGCTGTCAGATGCGGCGAAATCGAATACCGCCGCCGCTTGCCGTTCCAGACGCTCTCCGGCACACCGCCGCCGATCTCGCCGCTGTAGTCGGCGCTCAACTCATCAGTAATCGAGTTAAATTCGATGAACGCCGGTTGGGTCGTCAGTTGGCCGTCGTACTGGACCCAAAGCGGGTGTAGTCCTTCTTCTTCGTCATCCAGATGCTGGACAACAATCTTATACTCTTCCGCAACGATCTCGCGATGCGATTGATCGTTGTGGTCGCGCTCGATAATCTGAGTCTCGTCTGCGCTAATTTCGAGATACCGACCTTCCAAAGCGCAGTCCTCCTTTTTAAACATTTGAAGGACGCTCTTCAAAAACTCGAACGTGCTGGTTTCGGGGTCGCCGTAGTGGTCGCTGACGACTTTGTATAACGTAGCCATGACTAGTACTCCTCGCCCAGCGACCGCACTTCGCGGTCAATAGACATCTGATCAGCGGTTGCCTCGCCCAACTCCTGACGGGTATGGCGGTAGCGGTTGGCATCGGTCAAACCTAGCTGCCGGTCAATAGCGTCAGCCTCGCGCTCTAATCGCGCCAGCTTCTTTTCGACGTCCTCAAGTATACGTGCCATGCTGCTCTCCTTAGTTGTGGATCCGAAATGGATCCGGTTAGTGGATGCAAGTAGTATACAACAATATGCTACATGTTGTCAAGACTTTTTTTTGCTAATCCAATCTAATTCAATCTGCTCTATCTAATCTAATCCAATCCAATCTAATCCAATCTAATCTAATTCAAGTGCGGCCAGTGCTGTCGTGGTAGGGCTAAATGGCGTATTTACAGGGTCATGCGCCAGTCCGACGACGACGGCTAAACGTCGATGGTAAACGTCGATTGTTTGGCGAATGGAGAAAAAAAGATGTTGACAATATATAGCATTATGGTATATTGAATGTATCCACTAACCCTCAACCTGGAGTATCTATTATGTATCAGCATTTTAGTTTGATAGACGGCGCCGAAGAATATTTTTCGCGCAGTCTTTGCGACGTTTGCAAGACTTGGCTAGCTGGCGGTCGTTACGACGCTACTGCACTAGACAACAACGACGACGTCGTCGAATTGTCGTTGTGTGTTGATTGCTTGCTGGAGGTGATGTGATGGAAATAGTCACCATGGATTACGAGACGGCTAAACTCGTCTCGACAGACTTTCCGGCTGAAACCGAATCTCGTCGATATCTGCCGGTAGAAATTGAGCCTAGCAAGTGGGCAATTGGGATTTTTACCGACGAGCTAAGGCTGATAGACTATATCCGGCTGGAGGTGCAATAATGGCGACGATGAAACGAGCGCAACAGATGACGCTAGCCAAGCTAGCTGCCGTCGGAGACGTCGCTAAATTGCGCGATGGTATATCCGATATCGTCGACGCTGGAGACAAAACAAAACGCGGAACATGGTCTTATTTTGCCAGCAAGTTTGGCGACTGGCTAGACGCCGAGATGCCGGAAGATACGCCGTTCAGTGTTTGGAGTTTACAAGGCAATACCAAGCTTCCGTTTGCCAATTTTTCGACGGCTCCGGTCGTTACGTGTCCTGGCGCCGGCGCTTGCGCCTTAGACGGATGGTGTTATTCGTTCAAGGGGTGGAGATATCCGGCGGCATTCTTGAGGCAATTGCAAAATACGCTTTTGCTCACAAAAAGCGCCGGTCGGCGTATCGTCGCTAAAAAGACAAACGAACTACCGGCTGGCATCGATTGTCGGCTATACGTTGACGGCGACTTTGCGACGTTAGCACAAGTCGCCTTTTGGATGTCGGCAATTAACAGCCGGTCGGATTTACGCGTTTATGGTTATAGCAAGTCATGGCGTCAATTGCTGGAGTATGACAAGATAGGCGGTTTATGGCCTGATAACTATTGCCTAAACTTGTCAAACGGCGGCAATGCTGAACACTTGCGAGACGACGTTGCAAGATTGCCGATTGTACGCGGCAATTTTCTTACCGTCGATATCGACAAACGTTTGGCCGGAAAATACGGCACAACGGCGTATAAAGCGGCCGTACGCCAAGCGGCCGCTAAAGCCGGTATTCAGCGGCCGTTTGTCTGCCCTGGCAAATGTGGCGAATGTACCCCTAAAGGTCATTTCTGCGGCCGCTCGGAGACGTCAGGCGTCGACGTCGTGATCGGAGTTCACTAGCCATGATTGAGATACTTGTAGAGTGCAGCCCGTTCTTGCTGATGTACGTTTGCGCTGTTTGGGTTAATCGAGACGCCGACAGCTAGACGCCAGCACCATACACGCCAGCAACAAGCGCCCGACGGTTTAAACGCCGTCGGGCGCTTTTGTGGTTATACGCCGGTCGGATCCGACGACGGCTTGACGGCGCAACACGCAACGTGACGTGACGGCGTGATGCGGCGCTTGGCGTGTTGGTGGATATGCTAAAGCGCCAATGCATACAATCGCTCACAATCAATTCGCGGCCGTTCAATTAGTGCGCCGACGGTCGGCCTGGCGTCGGTCGATCGGTCGGTCGCCTGGCGTCGTTTATCGGCCGGTTTGCGCCGTTTGGCGCTTATAATTGGCAATATAGCCGGCTTTTTTTGGGGCTTAGTTTCGGCTGTTTTCGTCGCCGGTTTGCCGGTCGTTTGGTCGCAGATCGTCGCATCGAGGCGAAACGACCAGGGCCGGTCCTAAACGAAGCCGAACCCGAATATACTCGCCCACGCATGATCGCCGTCAAAACACCGCCCACATGTGACCGCCGCGAAAACGCCCACGCCGCTGCTGTTGCGTCGTGACTCTCGCCGTGTACGGCGTCTAGCGTCGTGTGTCTCGTCGTGCTGTTGTCGGTGGGGTACGTCGAGCGGCTCGATGTCGGTGGTGTTAGCGATGAGCCGCTCGTTGGTGTACGTACGTCTAGCGGTGGTTTAACGTCTAGCGCCGTACTTTCCTGACTATTAACGCCGTCTAAGGTACGTACACGACGTTAACGACGTCTAGCGTACGTACGGCGTTAACGTCGTCTAGACGTCGTACGGCGTACGACGTTTTACGTCGTCGCCGCCGCGCAAAGCTAACTCCGTTTGAACGCTTCGTCAACCCCTCTGGTAATTTTTTTTCATTTTTCTTCTCGATACTGTCAGGATATATCCATAGACAGCGGTTCTACCCTAGCTAAATTTTAGGGCATGGCGACCCGTTTCACTGAAGCGACCTGGCCTAAAGACCGCTGGCCTAATTTTTCATTTTCCGAGCTGGCCTGTCGTGAAACGGGTGAGTGCGTAGTCGACGAGGTGCTGGTCGACTGCTTGCAGCGGTTGCGCGACAAGGTCGGGCCGGTGACGGTGACGAGTGGGTACCGCTCAAGTTCTAGTTCGGTTGAAAGGGCTAAAAAACGCCCTGGCACTCATGCGATGGGGTTGGCGGTGGATGTGGCGTGTGCTGGCAAGGAGGCGTTTGCGGTGTTACAGACGGCGCTGGATGTTGGTTTTACGGGTATCGGCGTCAGCCAGAAGGGCGAGAATCGGTTTTTGCATTTGGATATTGTGACGCATCTCGATGATTTTCCGGCGACTAGGCCGTCGGTCTGGAGTTATTAGGTGGCACTGAGCGAGAAACAGCTTGAGGCGGTGCAGTTGGTCGTCCTCGACCGCTGGAACCCTAAGTTGGTCAACGATAAGATCGCTAAGACGGTCGGCGTTGAGAAGTCGACGGTGTTTCGTTGGCGCAAAGACCCTGAGTTCGATGCGGAGTTGCAAAAGCAGTTGGAGCGCGACCGGCAGGATTTTGATGAGATACCGCTGGCCTGGCGCAAGAACCGCGTCCTGGCGCTGGAACGGCTCTACGACAAGATCGACGACCAGCGAGTAAGTCTGAAGCTCAAAGTCCTCAAGGAGATACGCGAAGAGGTCGGTGATCACCGCATCCAGGTCGATCATACCGTCGAGGTCAAGGGCATTAACCTGCCGCCGCGTGCCGAGAGCTACGAGGAGTGGGTGGCTCAGAACCAGCAGATGGAGGCCGTCCAGGCCGATTACCAGGTAGAGGCGGCTGGATGAATAATGCCAAAACTGCGTCAGACCCACTGCATTTCAGTACCAGGGGTCAGGAATATGCCAAGCAAATGGCGCAACGCGCCGCCAAGCAGCCGAAAACTAAGAAATACCCGATTGTCGGTACCGATCAAAGCATAAACCTGACTCAAGACCAGATCCAAGAACTGGTCGAATACGGCGATTTGTATGACCAAAGCGGCAATCGCTTGGTGCTGGACAACAACCGTTTGCGATTGATGAAGGGCAACCGAGCCGACGACTTAATGACCGAGATTTTAACTAGTTTAGCCGATCAAGGCATCGACACTACTGGTGTCACAAGAGGCAAGTAGATGACCTGGCGACCGCAACCTGGGCCGCAGGAGGCGGCGATCCGCGCCAGCTTCGTCGACGAGTTGTTTTTCGGCGGTGCGCGAGGCGGCGGCAAGTCGGAATACCTGCTGGGCGACTTTCTTTCAGACGTCGACACCTACGGTGAGCATTGGTCGGGCGTGCTGATACGCCGGACCTATCCAGAGTTGGACGAGATACTGGAGCGCAGCCGCCAGATTTTCCGCGCCGCCTACCCCGACGCCGAATACAAGGTCGGGCGACATGAGTGGATCTTCAAAAATGGCGCGACGCTGAAATTGCGGCACTTAGAAAACGAAGCCGACGCCGACCATTTTCAAGGGCAGCAGTACACTTGGATCGGCTGGGATGAGTTAACAAGTTGGGCCGACATGCGCGCCTATCACAAGCTCAAGGCGTGTTTGCGTACTGGTGCCGCCGAGATACCGACTAAGCGCATCCGCGCCTCTGGTAACCCAGGCGGTCCAAACCACAACAACGTCAAAGCGTATTTTATCGACGCTGCGCCGGAGTCGACCATTGTCGAGGGCGACGACGGCATGAAGCGGATGTATATCCGCAGCCTCGTTACCGACAACAAGATCCTGCTGGAGCGTGACCCTGGCTATATCAAGCGTTTGGAAGGGGTTGGTGACGAGCAGTTGGTCAAAGCGTGGCTTGAGGGCGACTGGGATAGCTTTGTCGGACAGTACTTTACCAACTGGGACGAGCAAAAGGTCGCCGTGCCGTCGTTTGAGGTGCCGGACCACTGGCCTCTTTTCGGAGGACTCGATTACGGCGAGGCGGCACCGACCAGCTATGGGCTGTATACCGTCGACTACGACTCTAACGTGTATCGCATCTGCGAGTACTACCAGGCCAACGCCACCGCCTCGCAGCACGCGGCCAACATCGCGCAGATGATCGAGGCGTGTCCGTTTACCGGCGGCAGGTATCCGCAGGCGACCTATGCCGACCCAAGTATGTTTGTTAAGAGGCGCTTGAGTGAGGTTATCAACCACTCACCGGCCGATGTCTTTGCCGAGCAGGGCATTTTCCTGACACGCGCCAATAACGACCGCATCACCGGCTGGAGGGTCGTCAACGACGCGCTGATAAAAGAGCGTATCTACCTGTTTAACGGCTGGAACGACGCGCTGATGAGGACGATGCCAGCACTGCCGCGCAGCAGCAAGAACCCAGAGGATCTGGATACGACGGCAGAGGATCATGCCGCCGACGAGCTACGCTACGCCATGATGCACGTCTATAAGCCGCATCAGGTCAAAGAGCCGGAACCGTACGAGGGTACCGGCCAGGAAGTGATCGATATTTTGGAAAACGGCAGCGGTCGCCGCAGCGGTCGCTATGCCTACGCATCTTAACTACTACCGTCGGGGCGCTTCTGCCGACCGGCGTAAACCTAGGACGACCAATGGCTAAATTTAACGGTACACCCAAATCGACCAAGACCAAGCCCAAGAGCAACAGCACCCGCGTCAAGGCGCAGCCTGCCGGTGCAGACAACCTCAAAGCAGGAAGGAGGAAGTAATGCCACGCGTCGGCAAGGTCCATTATCCGTACACCGCTGCTGGAAAGAAAAAAGCGGCAGCGGCGCGTAAGGCGAAGAAGAGGAAGACGGCGGCTACACGTAAGGCGCGTAAGAAGTAACTCTTTTTTTGCTTACGACTTAACGGCGATTTATTAAGCGTATGAAGCCCAAAGAAATCGAGTACTGGCAGAGCGCGATTGAGAACGGTCGCAAGTATATGCGGTCGCGTCATAAGACCTGGCGTCGTCTGCTCAAAACGTACGAACTGGATTTCGATGTGCCTGGCCTGGGCGACGATAAGATCGTTAAGATCAGCCGTATGTACCCTCTGGCGCGGCAGATCATCGCCTCCGTCAGCTTTAATTATCCGCACGTCTTTTTCAAAGTCGAAGAGCCGCAGCGCGAGTTTGCGTCCGAGATATTAGAGCGCGTGGCTAATGCGGCGCTGGAGCAGATGGACGCCAAGCGCGAGGTCCAGCAAGCTATCTTCGATGCGCTCTTCTGTAGTGTCGGCTGGCTCAAATTTGGGTACAACCCTCCAGGCGACGACGATATTGAAGCGCCGTACGTCGTCAACGACTCGATGGAGAATGATTTTCCGTATGTCACTCGCGTCTCGCCTTTCAACATCTTCATCGACCCCCTGACGCCGCCGCACAAGCTCTCGCACGCTCGTTTCATCATTGAGAAAATGCTGGTGCCGCTGGAGTTCGTGAAAGAGGACCAGCGGTTCGTCAATCGACGCCAGATACAGCCGATGAGCGACGAGGACTCACGCAGCGACGGTTTCATTACTGATTTTGAAGACCAGGCCCACTCCGACGAGCAAGACGCCATCACCGCCAGCAAAGAGTCGGGCCAGATGGTGCTGCTCTACGAGATCCACGATAGGATGCACAAAAAACGCATCACGTTTGCTGACGGGGTCAAAGAGCCTATTGAAGAGGTCGACCACCCGATGCTGGCGATGGAGGCGGTCACTGAGCCGGACCCTTTCACCGGTGAGCCGATGATGACGGGTGAGTTTGAGCCGTCTGGCGGCTACCTCGTCGACGGCGGCTTTCCATACCATGCCCTCAAGTTCGACCAGAGCGAAAAAGCGTTCATTGGCGAGCCGCCGATGGCGTATGCGGAGGATACGCAGAAGCTGATCGTCGAGAGCGTCAGCCGACGTGCCGACCTGCTCAAGCGGTTCCAGCGTATTGTGTTGGCAAGCCGCCGTGAGCGCGAAGCCAACCAGGACTTAGGCGACACACTGGAAGAGGGGCGCGACGGCGAGATCATATGGGTCGAAGATCCAAACACGTCGATGAAGGAGCTTAATTTCGGCGCACCGCCTCCTGACCAGATCGGCCTGGAAAACACCGCCCATCACCTGGAGGAGCAGACGCTTAACGTCAGTCAGATGGCTATGGGTGGCGGCTCTAAGGTCACAGCGACGCAAGCGTCGTTACAGGCCAGCTATGCTCAAGTCAACCGCGAGTGGATGCAGCTACGCGTAGCCGACACCTACCGAGCTATCGTACGCAACAGCTTGCGTATGATGGCTGACCCAAGATATACGCCAGAGAACTTTCTCATTAACGTCGCCCAGAACGAGCAAGACCCCGTTTTTGAGGCGGTCAGCGCCGATATGCTGCGCGTGCGCTTCAAGGTCCAGATCGAAGCAGGCTCGATGCAGCCGCTGACCGAGCAGCTAGAGCGCGAGGATGCGTTGCAGCTTTTTAACTATATAGGCAACCTGCCGGAGATAAACCGTCTGGAAGCGATCAAGGGGTTGCTCAAAGCGTTTCGAGTCCAAGATCCTGACAAGTACCTAGGCCACCGCGAGAACGGTGACGCCATCAAGGCGGCGAACTTGGAAAACGTAGCCTACCTGATGGTCGGCGGCGACCCAGGCGTCACGCCGGACGAGAACCACCAGATGCACATACAGGTACACCAGCAGATACAGCAACTGCCGCAGTTCCAGCAGATGCTGCCCGTCCAGCAGCAGCAGGTCATGCAAGCGGCCCAGCAGCACATGGCCCAGCACCAGCAGTACTTGGAGCAGATGGCGCAAGGCGCACAGCCTCAAGCGCCAGGCGGCGGCGACGACCGGACGCAGTCGGAGGGCGGTATCGTCAGCCTCGTACGATCACAGGCGCAGGAAATGGCCCAGCAGGTGCAACGCGCACCAGGACAAGGATAGATGATCTTTCACGATTTTGAATGCGAGTGCGGTCACCTGCTTGAAGACGTCGCTTTCATCTCGCACAAAGAGGTGACTAAGACGGTCGTCTGCGACGAGTGCGGCAAGGACGCTCCGATGATCTTTGCCAAGCATAACGGCATACACCATAGCCACTCCGGTATGTATGGTAAGTACCATGCCGGTTTCGGGTGTGTCGTCGAGAGCTACTCACATAAACAACAGCTTCTAAAGAAGTACAACGTCGTTGAGTCGTCCGACGCGGTCGGCGGCTCACGTAACCACATCACCTCCGAGGTGACTAACCCTGCTCCACGCTCTAGCGACCCCGTTTACTGGGGTAACACCCCCGCCGAGGCACTCGCAACAGCCGAGCAGGCTACCATGGAGAACCTATAGATGTCCGAAATTCTGGAACTGGACTCCGGCAACGACGATGCGACACCCGATACGGGCGCGTCTGATAACGGTTCGGTGGATAACGCCGTCGAACTGTTTGAAAACGACACCCCGACTACGGCCCCATCTGATGACGCTGGACACTCTGCTCACAGCGACGTATCGGATTTCGATCCGGCCACGACCGATTGGCTTCGTGCCGATCCGGCTACGGTGCCGGAGCAGTACCAACCGCTTTTACCGTTGGCAAAAAACATGCAGGCGCAGTTCACGCGCACGCAGCAGGATCTTGCCGACCAGCGCAACCAGCTAGCCCAAGAGCGGCAGGAGTGGTCATCGCGTATACAGCAGATGGCTTCACCGCCGCCGCCGCCCAGCCCCATCGACCAGATGAGGCAGAACGTGTCGGAGGAGGAAGCGCGTGGCATCGACGCCGTGCAGCAGATCGTCCAGCACCAGGTAGGCGCTCACATCAACGGGCTGACGCAGCAGGTGCAACAGTTGCAGCAGCAGCTAGCGCACGCTAACAGCTACGTCCAAAACCAGCAGACGGCGTATATCAGTCAGCAGGTGCAGGAGGCGCGTGACCAGTACGGACCCGATCTGGACCGTTACACCGACCAGATCGTCGCCACGACCAAGATCAACAACCCCAACACCGGTCAGCCGTACAGCGTCAAGGAAGCGTATGAGCTACACGCAGGGGTGACGGCGCAAAACGCCGCCGACCTGCGCCAGCAAGATACGCAAGCCAAACGGTCGAGCAAGCGTGCGGTGCGTCAGACGCAAGGTGTCGACGCCAGCGAGGAAAGCGGCTCGTTATCCGACAGCGAAGTCTTGTCGGGTTTAACCAGTCTAGGATTTGAATAAGGATAACTAAAAATGGCAGCAACCAGCACTACCGAAACCTGGGATGCCGCGTGGACACTGACCATGCGTGCCAAGCGCAAGGAGTTGACCGATAACTTCTTCGACGCGTACCCCACCTTAGATATGTTCCGCAGCGGCGGCGCTCTTGTCACCGATAACGGGGGCAAGGAGATACAGGCCGACCTGATGTACGCGGCTAACAGCGCCCAGTACTTTAGCGGTTACGACGTCCTCAACACCGACGCCGTAGACGGTATCACGGCGGCTTTTTACCCGTTCCGCTATGCGGCTGTACCCATCACTATCAACTACACCGAGGAGATGGAAAATCGCAAGTCCGATTCGGCTATGAAACTTTTGGCCGCTAAGACTGAGCAGTCGATGCTGACACTGCGCGACCAGATCAATAGCTCGATCTATTCGGCGCAGACCGGCAAAGCGCCTTTGGGCTTTCAGGACATCATCGCCGATGCGCCTGCCAGCAGCCCAACGACCTTGGGCGGTATCACTATCTCGTCGAATAGTTGGTGGCAGAACAAAGCCAACAACGCTACCTCCGACACCTCGTTTCAGACCATCGTCAATACCAATTTCTACCAAGGTATGATACGGATGTCGACGCTCTGGAACGACGTCAGCGAGGGCAACGAGCAGCCTACCAACATCTTTACGACCAACGGCATCTACGCCGATTACGAAGAGATTTTTGAAGGCACCGGCTACCAGCGGTTGTCCGGCAAAGACTCGCCTGGCGTAGACGGTCGCTTGCCGTCGTTTAGAGGCATTCCGGTGCAGTACGACCGTGATTGCGGTACGGGCCGGATGTATTTCCTCAACACCAAGTACCTCAAGATGCACATGCAGGCCGGAATGAACTTCGCTAAGACGCCCTTTAAAGAGCCGTCGAACCAGATGGCAAAGGTCGGATTTATCGTGGTAGGTTTGCAGATCACTACCAATAATCGTCGTCGTCAGGGCGTCATTTATAACATTAACGACTAAAAAGGCTTAACGATGGCAATTTTACACGCAAGTCCAACTACAACGTCGGCTACTGACGACCACGGAGTCGGCAACGTCTTTGAAAGCAAGGACGGCAAGAAGTACAAGTGGGTCGAGGTTGTTGATGTCGACCTGGCAATCGGCTACGTCGTTTGTCCGGCCAGCACCGACGGCACCAAGGTGACTGCTGATGTTTCTGGTGGCTCACAGCTTGCACAGCGTGGCATTGGTGTAGCTTTGGGTACCGTCGACATTTCGGACAAGAAATACGCTTTTATCCAGGTAGCCGGTGTTGTCGATGTTTACAGCGACGGCTCTGTAGCGGCTGGCGAAGCGGTGGTTGCTGACTCAAGCACCAATGGCTTGGCCGACACTATGGCTGACGGCGAAGAAGAGCAGGTTTTTGGATGGGCGCTGGAGGCTGACTCCGGCTCACCCGTAACCTGCGCTTGCTTGCTGGTCGGCTGCATCTAATCACACGGTAGAGAGCGGCGACACCCATATCGCCGCTCTCTTTAACCATAAGAGAGTGTTTAAACGGTCTATGGCTAAAAGATCGCAGCAGCACCAACTGTCAGCAGAGATCGCAGAAGTCGCATCGAGTGCCGCACCGCCAGCACCGGCAGCACCGCCGGAGGTCACACCCGACCAGATCGCGCAGTTGATTCTCAAAAGTACCGACAACACTAAGGCCGCTATACGCAAGGCGCTCGACCTCGACAAGACGCACACGCGCCAGCGTAAGTCGACAATGACCAACAGCCAGGTACGCAACACCGTCAAGGCGGTTGGCGAGGTGACACACGCCGATGGGTTCATACCCGATCCACCGTCGCGTATTGCCGAGCGTGGACCGGAGGCTATCGAGATCTGGAAACAACGCTGGCTGGACAATAACGGCGATAACCTCTCCGAGTATGACCTCGATCATATGTCGGTCGAAGCTCATATGTAGCCATGACTGAGTCGGTCGCCCAACTCAACGCCGGTAGCTTTTTTGGTGATACGGCGCTGATAGGTGATGTCCAGGCCGATACCGGTGCGTACGCCACGTCGTTTACCTTGCCGCGCCTGACGACGACCCAGCGCAATGCGCTGACCGCGGTCAACGGCATGATCATCTACAACAGCACCGATAACAAATTTCAAGGCTACGAAAATGGAGGCTGGGCTAACCTGATATGACCAATATCGAAGTGATGCAGGCGGCACTACGTCGCGTGGGCCTTAACACGTCAGCCTCGACGTTCAAGGACGGTGCGCGGTCCTACCTCAACATGGTAGGAAAAGACATCCAAAACCGCGAAAAGTGGAACTGGATGTTCAAGTCGTCGACTTTTAATACCACTAACGGCACGCAGACGTACAGCCTCGCCTCCGACGCAGCAACACCGCTCTCGTTTCGCAATACGACCGAGAACCACGTCATCATCATCATGTCGACGCAAGACCTAGATGCGGCCGATCCTGACCACTCTATCAGCGGCGACCCTCGCTGGGCCGTTATCGATGGCGTCGATAGCTCCGGCTACGTCCAGGTATCGCTCTATCCTAAGCCCGACTCGACCGACACCATAGCCTATAGATACTACAGGCTGGTGCCGGACTTCGTCGAAGCCAATGATAACGACAGCCTCAACGGGTACTACAGCCCGATCATACAGCCAGCACTGGTCTACGGTATCGCCGCGCTCTACAAGCAGGAAAAGGGCGATGACGAGGGGGCTTTGGCTGATCGGGGTGAGATGGAACGCGTCATAGCCGTCGCCAGCCGCCAGAACGCCAACGTCCAGGGTAACAGGACGTATCGTATGCGCCGCTCTGACGACCGTGCATCGGGTCAGTTTAGCTATTATCCGCAAGAAGGAAGCCTCTCCTAATGCCTATCGCTGCGGAGAGCCTGCGCCTGGGTCCGTGGAGAGCAGGCGTTAACTACAGCCTACCAGCCGAGGAGATAGGGCCGGAGGGCTTGTACGACATGGCTAACTGCACCATCGGTCAGGCCGGCGAGGTCAAGAAGCGCAAAGGATACGCCAAGTATAACGCCAGCGCATTGAACTCCGGCGCTACCGTCACGGCGCTGGGGCAGCTGGTGCTGGCCGGTACCGAAAAAGTCTTTGCCATCGCTGGCAACAAGTTCTACGATGTGACCGGCGGCACTGCCACCGACCGCACCGGCAGCGTCACGATAACCGCTGGCGACGACAACGTATGGAACTGGGTGCTGGCTGGCGACACGCTCGTAGCAGTCAACGGCGTCGACACCGACGGCATCACCTGGGCTGGCGGCACCAACAACGCTGGCACCCTCGATGACGATAGTCGCTTCACGAAGCCTACCTGGATCGCCTTTTGGGAAAACAGGCTTTGGTTAGGCAACGAGAACAGCAATAACGACCGTGTCTGGCGGTCTGATGCTGGCGATATAACGACCTGGGGCGCTACTAACTACCACCAGTTCGGCTATGAGGTACATGGCCTGTCGCCTTTTGGCAACGCGCTAGCTGTACATACCGAGCAAGGTATCCACACCCTGACGCCGACGGGCAACTCAACGATACCGTTCCAGCAGCAGCAGCAGACCCAGCAGGGTACTATCGCCGGTCGCAGCATCGTCAACATACCAGGCCAGCGCCAACTCTTTGTGCGTGAGGATGGTATCTATCAGTGGGCAGGTGGCACCCAGGTCGAGAAGATGAGCTTTGCGCTCGATGACCGCTACTGGGACGACATCAACACCGCACGACTAGCCTACTCTTTTGCGCTCTATTACCCCAATAAAGAAGAGGTCTGGTTTTTCCTGCCGCACGGAGCCGGTCAGTCTACGATGGATTCGGTTGTCGTCTACTCGACGCGCCTCAACTGCTGGTTTGGCCCCTACGACAACTTCACCCGTGACAGCGCCGCCCTCATCGACGATCTGCCGCACGCTGGCGACTTCGACGGCTACGTAATGAAGCATGAGACGGGCAATAACGACGATGGCGACCTGATCAAAGGCTATTTTGAGACGGGCAACATAGCACCCTTGGGCGACAGCGTTGAGTGCCGCTGGCTCTACGCCAGGACGCTCTTCGACAACCAGGGCGACTACGACGTAGCGGTGCAGCAGAAAGCGGCTGGTATCGTCGCTAATGTCGAGACGCTGACGATGGAGCATACCGGCAGCACCGCAGCCTTTGGGCTGCTCGACTCGACGTTTGTCCTCGATACGTCGACGTTGCAACCGGAGTTGTCGACGCTTACGGGCGACACCGACCTCTTTGGCTATGATCCGCGCACCATGCTACGCTTTTCCAACTTCGTCGACGACGAGACGTTCACCATCCGGCGCACCAGCCTCATGTATAAGCCCATAGGCCGCACCAGGCATCGAAGAACAGGACTTGAATAATGGCACTTAGTAATCGGCGGAATCGTCAGAATGGTAGCAGCGGCAGGTCGGTAGTGCGTCGACAGCCAGCACAACAACGGCAAATGCCGTCGCAAATAAATTGGAAACAACAAAGGTCGCTCAATACAGGAGCATTAGCGGGTCGCCCGATGCAGATCGGCGCGACGGCACCAGTACAACAGCCTGGGTTAGCTACCAATCCATCGGTCGACCCGTTGACGCAGGCGCTAGCACCAGCCCAACCAGGTCTAGCCGATACCCCCCAGGTAACTACTACTACGGGTGGTGGCACTGGTGGTGCTGATTATTACACCCAAGCAACCACTCCTCCAGCCCAGCCAGGGTTAAACGTCGCGCCGCCACCGCCACCGCCGCCACCGCCGCCGCCACCCCAGCAGCCTGGGTTTAACGATTTAGTTACTCCTGGGGGTCGTAGTACTGAGGTATCGACAGTACCTACGGCAAAAGAAGACGTACCATTTACGCCAACGCCATCTACAAGGCCGATGCAGCCTGGGTTAGCTGATACGCCACCAGTAACTACTACCCCCGTAACAGACCCATTTGGCCGAGGTATTGGTACTACTGCCATTACTACCCCCCAACAACCTGCATTTGACGCAGATCCGTTTGGCCGAGGTGGAGCAACCCAACCTCAACAGCCTGGATTAGCAACGTACGACCCTCCAGCAACCCCTGCATTTGACGCAGAT